GTGACCTGCGACAACGCCTGTTTGCTTTTTTAGTGCGGCAGTATTTTCCTCAAGACCATCGGTCATCTTGTTCATCGCAATAAAAGCCAAGCCTGCGGCCGTTGCAAATGCTGCAATGCCTGCGGCTGCTGATACTGCCGAAGCTCCGCCTGTTGCGAAAGCGGTGGCGGTGCCTGCGGCGGTGCCTGCGACCGCCTGCTTCCTGAATGCGCCTGTGAGCAGAGTGATAATACCGATTAAGGCTTTGACACCTGCATAAACTTGAGTGCCAACAAAGAGTCCAAAGAGTAAGGCGCTGAATGCTTGAAACGCTCCAAGGTTGTCTGAAATGGTCTTAAACATCGAAGCAAGACCTTTGCCAGCCTTAATTGCAAACTCTGCAACATCGCGCAAGGTCTGTGCAATCTGATCCTTGTTTTCAGCAATGAATTGTTCAAATACAGGCAAGACATCGTTTTGGAATACTTGCGCCAATTCTTCCAAAACAGGAATGAGGGCAAAGCCTAAAGTTTCTAAAGTTTCGCTGAAAGAAATGCGAAGGGCAGTCATTCTGCCTTCAAAGGTGCCTGCGCGTGCTGATGCTGCGCCTGCAAAAGTCTGACTCAATTCACCAAGAGCAGCATTGAGGTCTTTGCTTTTCTTGATGTCCTCAGATAGAGGAACGCCAAGTTTTGTCAGTGCGCCAATGTTCCCGCCAACTGCGCGAGCAAGTGCAAGTGAAACTGTCTGTAAATCTTTTTGAGTTCCTGCCGAAATATCAAGAGCAAGATTTTGCAATGATTGAGCCTGAGTGACATCTTTAGTGGCGTTGAGCAAAGTCGCAAGGCTTGGTCTAAGTTCGTCATCAGTGACTGCAACAGCTCTTTGTTGCGCTGAAATATAATCCTCAACTGAGGCGATTGCGAGTTCATTTGCGCCTGTGGTGTTGCGAAGGGCATTGGCGAGCAATGCCTGTGACTTCTGATCCGCGATAGCGGCTTCAACGCCGTCTTTGCCTAGCTTGACTGCCAGCGCCCCTGCCGCGAGGGCGGCCACGCCAAACGCCTTCGCCATCTTCTTGCCGGCATTGATAAAACTGTCTTCAAGTTTATTCAGGTCTTTGAGAGCCTGCTTTGAACCTTTGTCGTTATAGACGGTGACAATGCGTTCAATGATTGCCATTGTCTAACCTTCTCTCTGATTCAAATTTGCATCCATCCGTGCCTGTGCTTTGCTTTCAGCATCTTTAATTGCTTCAAAGATAGCACGCTGAGCATTCTTCTTGTTGTCATCAACTGCTTTGATAAGAGCGCGACCTTTATCTTGACCCAAGCCTTTAGATGTTGGCAAAACTCCATAATACTTTTCAACTGCTTGGATAAAGTCTTGAGAGGCAGTTGGATTTGTGGATCGTGAAGCGCGGGTTCTTGCGCGACTTGCTTTGCTTCCGCGACCAGCAGTTTCAAAGATAGCGCCTGCCTTATCGCGCTGAATAACGCCATACGAATTGCGAAAGCCTGTGGCACTTGATTTAGAACTTGGCGATGTTGATTTGATTCCTGCTTTAGCTTTGGCGGCATCGAAGCGCACAAAACTTCCTCGGCCTTGACCCTGTTGTAATGGGCCAATTAAGCCTGCATTTTTATTCTCACGCGCCCATCCTGAAGGATGAATGTCAAAAGGTATATGTTCGCGGGCTTGTGTGACAACCTTGCTCAAGACACCTTTAACTTCTTTATCTAATTGTTTCTTGAGGTCAGGCGCGAAACGCTCAATGGCTGAGATAGTAGAACTCAGACCTTGAATTGAGATTCGATAATTTGGTGAATCCATTATTTGTTTCGCGCCTTTGCTCGTTCTTTCACATAAACGAAAATTGCTTCCAACACTCCGTCAGGTGCATCAAGTAATGCCACCGGCGAAATTCCAGACTCCACAGAGAGAGCTGCTATTTGATAGGTCAGGCTATCTCTGTGGATTCGGAAGAAGGGTCTGTCACCAAGGTCACTTCTTCAAGAGTGTCTAAGAAGTCAGGGCCAAAAGGTTTGACAACGCGACCATTGTGCTTCATCGCTGACCAAGCCAGGAAGTAGATATGCTCTAGTTTCTGCTCTTCGGCAATAAGTTTTGCCAACCCTTTTTGATACTTCTGCTCAAACTCCACAATCACTCTTGGTCGAAGCGAATAAGTTGCATCGGTTCCATCGGTAGTGCGAACACGGATTTTTAAGCCATCCATTTGTTTCCCCCTAATTGATTTAAGATGTTGATTTTGTGATTGCGCCCGAAATAGGCCAAGTCACACTCGCAGTTGCTAATTCTCCCACAGCACCGTTGAGAGGTGTCCATTCAGAGATTAGAACTGAGAAGTTGTATTTTGGATTTGTTGCGCTAACTGTTGTGTTGACAGGTCTGACCTCACAAGCGACTGCGGTTCCAAGCAACGGATAAATCGTTGATTCAACCGAGCCTGAAGCGTAGTCCTGGTGGAACTCGAAACTTACAGAGTTATCTGCAAGTCCGGCCACTCTCTTTTTTGCCGTGTCACCAAACGCCGTTGTTTCAACGATGTCAAAGGTGGTGTTTAGTGACACGCTCGCAATGTGATCCGACAAGTCGGTCGATGCGAAAGTCACATAGGCATTAGTGAGAACAAGTCGTGCCATATTATGCGGTTGTCTTTACGATTGCGCCGCTTACTGGCCAAGTCACAGATGCAGTTGCAAGTTCTCCAACTGCTCCGTTAAGTGGTGTCCACTCTGAAACAAGTGCGCTTGCTGTATAGAGAGGATTGCTTGCGCTTGTTGCGGTATTCACAGGCTTGACGGTGACAGTGGTGACTGTTCCGAGTAGTGGATAAATTGTTGCTTCAACTTCTCCTGAAGCATAGTCTTGGTGAAATTCAAGACTGATTGAATTGTCTGCAAGACCGCCGATGCGTGTGCGAGCTGCGGTGCTTGAGAATGCTGTTGTTTCAACTACATCAATGGATGAGTTGAGTGTCACTGATGCCACATAATCGGACAAATCAACTGCGTTGACTGTGACTAGGGCATTTGTTAGAACGATGCGTGCCATTAGTTTTTGGCTCCTTCTGATAGTGCTGGTTTGATGGTTGGTTGACTTGCTTGACTTGCTTGAATGTGGCCGCTTGCAATGAGAGCATCAATGTTTGCGCCTGCATTTTCTAGCTCTTTCAAGGTAAGAATCTCACCTTGTTTTTTTCCACAGACCTCGCGGCCTGAGATGACCTTGTAAGCCATTAGGTTCTCCTATCCCCAAATCGTGAGTCTGTATCGGTATGAGAGAAATGTGACTCCCTGTGAGTCATAGGTGCCTGCTTCGGCTCCTGTGACACGAAGAGTGTTCACTGCTCCCGACAAAGTGCGATCACTTTCTAGCGCGGTCTTGATAGAGCCGTTGCCACTTCCCGCAAGAAAGGCATCCAACTTGTCTTGTCCTGAGCGTTCTGAAAAGCGTTGCACAATCACAAGAACATCAACTTGCGCTTGGTCTAAGCCTCGCGCGTTATCGATGTCGAATGTGAAATCTAGTTGGCCTACAACTGCGGCAGGCGGTGTCACTGTGTCAGGGATTAAGTCATAAACTCGCAGCCCTGAAATGGTTTGAAGATTAGTTTTAAGACCATCACGAACTTGGCTTGGATTCATACTGCCAAACCATTGTTTCTTTTAATTGGTCGAAGTAGAGCCTCGACATCAGGGTCAAGACGGGATGAGAGTCTTACAGTGCCAAGTTCGGGCGTTCCTGCAATACCGAACGGCGATTGCTTTCTAACGAAGATTCGAGAGCTTTGAATCAAACAAGCCTGATTAACTTCTGAAGGAACGGCAGACCAACCCCAAACGCCTGTCACTCGACAGGATTGAGGCAAATAGTAAGGCCAAACATAACGGCCTGTTGCCAAGATTCTTGTGTAAGGCCAACCGCGCCGAGGGTTATTGATAGGCTCAACCATAAAGTCAGAAGTCGCCCAAACAGTTGACCAAGTTTGATTGAAGTTGTCATCAGTTGCGATTTCGGATATTGACACGAAATCATCTACTGCAAGGCTCCAAGGATCAAGGGCTGTGTAATATCTAACAACAGGTGTTCCGACAGTTCCATTTGGATAGAAGAAGCGACCTGTGAAGTCATCAATCATTCTGCTTGTGGCAGTTATTGAAAGTTCAAGCAAAGCATCATCGCTTGTGTCAGTTATTGTCAGCGATGACTTTAGTTCCGCGAGAGTCGCGTAGCCGTTGGTGATTGCCACTAGATTTCCTCTTCTTTGGTGTTGTTTGAATTGCTCGTTCTAACTTAGGCAGAGCTAGTGCCGTTTCTTTGCGCTTTAATCTCGCCATAATTCGTGGTGTTCTTCCTTGAGCCAATAAGACTTTGAGTGTGGAAGTATCGCTGCGGTGTTGACATAGATTGGAAAACCTAGCGATTTAATTCGGCGGCAGAAGAGCAAGTCTTCGCCAATCCATTCGCCCTTAACAGGGCCATCCCAAAACCAACACCAATCCTTGCCTTGATTTGGGTCTGCTGCTTCGCGCATTGCTTCAAGAACGCTTCTGTGAACCATCAAGCAACCTGTGCCTGCGGCATCAATTTCAAAAACTGCGTTCTTGTCGTATTTGTAAAGCGGTAAAAATCCATCAGGTGAATCTTGAAATATCGCTGGCACAGGCTTTGGATAGGGCTTGCCTACCACGCCGAAGCCTGCGAAAACTAGACCTGCAACAACAGGTCGTTCTTTATCGTGTGCAGTTTCGCACAACTTGTCGAAAGTTAGAACATCAAGCTGCTCATCTGAGTCAATCATCAGAAGCCAGTCTGAATCAGTTGAGTCTAAGAAATGCTTGACAACACGATTTCTTTGTTTAGAAAGTAAGCCTGAGCCTTTGATGCGAACAAAGGGGCCGAGTTTGTTAGAGCGTGCTGATGCTAATTGAATGAGATGAAAGGCGAATCCGCCATTGACCATTCCAGGATCGCAAGACCCGATTGAAACTTTGTGACCTGTTTTCATTGATTCCCCCGAATCGTTTAGAAGTGTAAGAGCGCCCAAGTCGGGGGGCCTTGAACGCTCTTACACAATTTAGTTTTCTTCTAGTGACTAGAAGGTTGGTGCTGACAAGCCTGTTCCCGAAATAATCGAGTTCGCTAGTGGATAACGACCAGCAGTGAATGCTGCATATCCATAAACAACAGTCTTGATTGTTAGGTTTCCTGCACCTGTCGCATCGTAGCGAAGGGTGAATGGTGAACCTGATTGTTCCCACAGATGGCACTCAGGAGCAGTCACAACATAGATTTCATCTTGGTTTGTGGTTGTTCCATAAGTTGTTCCAATGTTTGCATCTGTGATGATAGGTAGGCCCATCATCTGATAGCCAGAGTTGCCATAAGCAACTGAACCTGAGCCTGAAGAAACTGCATTCATTGGGCCGCTTGCGGCTGGAACCACAAGTGGGCGGTTTGTTGTATCAACCGCAGCAAGTAGGAATGCTAGGCGGCGTGGGTGCATTACGAAGTGAGTTGGATTCACAAATGCATTGGTCTGAATCTGTTGGATCGCATCAGCGAGCTTTGGATATAGCAATGCAACTGTTGGAGCAGTTGATGTGAAGGTGACTGCGTTTCCACCGGCGGAACGAAGTCCAACGATGGTTCCTGCGGTTCCTGCACCATTTAGAATCTGTGAATCTAGTGTGGTGTGCCAAGAACGAATTAGGTCTTGAGCAACAAACTGGTCAATTCCTGTTCCGCGCTCAATTGCTTGGCGGGATAGGTCTTGCTGGCCGGCAATTGTCCGGACATTGATTGTCAATAGTGTGTCATCGACATCTGTTTCGCTAACTGCATCGTTCTGTGTGACCTGAACGGCAGTGGT